TTGTTCTATCTAGCAGACGGAACAGCAAGGGGCATTACAAAAAATTACACTATAAACACAGCCAACACATGGGAATATAAGACCATAACTATTGATGGTGATACAAGTGGTACTATAGATAACGACAATGGTTTGGGTATGGGTGTTTATTGGGTGCTAAGTTCTGGTTCAGGCAGGGGCACTGTAGATGGTTCTAGCTGGAGAAATTATGACGTTAATCAATTTGGCTACGGTCATACTGCGGATGTATTAACAGATTCTAGTGCAACATGGCAAATCACAGGCGTACAGCTTGAGGTAGGTGAACAGGACACACCATTTGAGCATCGGTCTTATGCGGATGAGTTGCGTAGGTGTCAGAGGTATTATTACAGACACGCTGATGGTGGAGACGTTTCAACTGCAAGCGTTGGTACAGGAACAATGTATAGTGCATCTGCCCTTATGTGTACGGTTTCATTTCCTGTTAGAATGAGGGCAACTCCTACGCTTGACCATCTAAATGCTACAAATGCCTATAGGTTCTGGAGAAATTCTGGTTCTGATTATTTTAATAATTTTGATTACCTTTTTGATGCCCATCCTCTTGGTGCGGCAATCCAAGCTAACAGTAATGTTTCAGGAACAGCAGGGCATGGTGGCAGAATTATTTTAGGGGGTCCATCTGCTTACATTGCTTTTGATGCGGAGTTATAAAAATGGATAATATGCAAATAGCAAATGCACAATATTACAACGACCTTGATGGCAATCAAGCTGGCGTAAAAGCCACTATTGACGGCAAAGAGATGTCTGTTCCCCTCGACACAGCCAACCGCCACTATGCGGAGATAATCAGACAATCTGAGGCTGGCGAACTAACTATCCAGGACGCTGACTAATGTTCGGTGTTCAGGCGATATCTGAGAATAGTTTTTCTACTCAAGGCATTGTGCTTCTTGGGTCTGAGTCGCTTGACGCGAACTTTACACAGTCCGCAGATTTGTCCGTCATACTTGACGGCAGCATGGACGTTATCGGTGCTTTCTCCAAAATATCCGCTGCCTCTGGTTTGCTAACCGCAGATGTAGAAATTACATCTGACTTTACACAAACCTCGCAAGGCTTGCGCTTCGCTACAGGCATAGCAGAGCTTGACGCAAACTTCACACAGGCAGGCGTTCCAAACATCACTGCCTCTGGTGTGTCTGAGCAATCCGCAAACTTCACACAAACCAGCACACAGACATTAATTGTTGGCGGCGTTGCAGACATTAGTGGCAACTTCACACAAACCTCTGACGGCATTATGATTGCCTATGGGTTGCAAGACTTAATTGTTGATTCTGAAGTAGTAGATGCTTTAGGCGGTATGTTATTTTCTGCCGATGTAGAGCTTAATACACAGTTTGATTTGACAGATGCTTTGGGCGGGTTGTTGGTAGACGCAGGCGCAAGTGTAGATTTCTCTTTCTTGTCAGAAATGGATGGGGAGTTGCTCTGGGAGCAACTTAACGCTGGTGGTACAGTGGAGATATGGACACCTGTCACACATACAGGTGATACATGGACACAAATCAACGCTGGTGGTACAATAGAGCAGTGGAATCAAAGGGTGGTTTAAATGGCAAGCACATATACTTCTAATTCAGGCATACAAAAACCCGGTTCAGGTGAACAGGCGGGTGCTTGGGGTACAACTGTAAATACAAACTTTGACATTATTGACCGCATTACTGGCGGTGTTGGAACCATCACGCTTACTGGTACCACTCATACTTTAACCACCACCGATGGCTCTCTTTCTGATGGTCACTATAAGGTTCTTGTTCTTAGCGGCTCTCCCAGCGGTACAAACACAATTACTATCAGCCCCAATGACCAAGAAAAACTGTATTTTGTTCAAAATAGTTCTGGCCAGCAGGCCATATTTACGCAAGGCAGCGGCGGAAATGCTACTGTTAATAACGGTGATACTGCAATTATTTATGCAAACGGCGCGGGGTCTGGCGCACAAGTATCTGACTTTACTGGCACACTTGCGGCACCAACCGACCTTGTAAACGACACAACTCCGCAGTTGGGCGGAGATTTAGATGCGAACAGTAATGATGTTCTGATGGGCAACCAGTCAGTTAAATTTGGCACAAGCAAGTGGGAAATTGTTTTAGACACAGGGGACGATGACCTGTTGTTTAAGTACAACGGCTCAACAGTATTTAAACTTTCTAGCGCGGGTGCGGTTGTCGCCTCTGATAACATTACAGCTTATGGAACACCTTAATGGCTCTACCAGCATCTGGAAATCCTATCAGTTTTGGCGACCTCAGAACGGAATACAATACTGGTAGCAACACGGCGATATCTATGGCGGACTACTACAGGGGTGGTGGTTTTATTCGCGCTTTGGCTGGCAACAATACAGCAGCTAATTTGTCTGCTAATGTTCCTACAAGCGGTACAGTTTCTTTAGGCAGTTTTCACTCTCAAGAAAAAGGCTTTCAAAAGACCTTTTCTTCCGATGACTCTAGCCAAGATGCTTCTACTATCTTTGGTTCTGACTATACTGTCGATTATCCAAAAAGAATTGTTATTAACTCAGGTGTTACAATCTCTGGCCTTAACGGTGTGGATGCTATCAAGTATCCTTCTGGTGGGGATGGCACTCTAACCATTACAAATAACGGTACGATTTCTGCAACAGGTTCTTTCTGCATAAATAATTTAAGCTCAGAGACAGTTGCTGTAACAAACAACGGCACAGTCACAAGCAGTAACAGCGAAGCATTTAACTCCACTTTTTCTGGGAACGGTGAATCAGTAATTTATTGGGTAGGTGGTTTTGGTTCCGCTTCTGGGCCAGACATTTATCATTCTGATTATGGGGCAAGTTTTAACTGTAAACTTACTCGTTCAGGAAACACCTTTACTGTAAGCTGGACATACAACGAACTTGATTACAGTAACAGGGGCGCGGGTTCATATAATATTTCATCCATCTTCCCGTTAGACGGTTCTGGAGCATTAGACAATTCCGACACCAGCGAATATTTAATCAACACCATTTATAATTATCATGGCAGAGACGCTAGAGATATAGCCTTCGGCTCTAAGATTATTAGCGGTCAGCGTCATTTTTGGTTTGGTACCACAGCTAAAGCATCTACAATGACGCTTGGCTCTACAATGCTTTATAAACAAGACGGTTATTCTAATCAAACAGCTTTAAGCACAAGTAACAGCCGCAGAAGCAGTATATTAGACACCTTCACAGGAGCCGACACCAACGGCTCAGTAACGGGGGTATGACATGCCACTAACTAAGTTACAGTTTAAGCCCGGTATTAATAGAGAAGTTACTTCATACTCTAATGAAGGTGGCTGGCGTGACTGTGACAAAATACGGTTTCGTTTCGGCTTTCCTGAAAAGATGGGTGGCTGGGAAAAATACACCAGTAGCACTTATTTAGGAACAGCCCGTGCTTTGCACAACTGGATTGCACTAGATGGCTCTAACTATCTGGGCATTGGTTCTCATCTAAAATATTACATCGAAGAGGGTGGTACGCTGAACGATATCACACCTATCCGTGTCACTACCGCCGCAGGTGATGTAACCTTTGCTGCAACAAATGGCTCTACAACTATCACAGTTACAGATGTCAGCCACGGCGCAAATCAGTTTGACTTTGTGACTTTCTCAGGCGCGGTGAGCTTGGGCGGGGTAATTACTGCTGCCGTTCTAAACATTGAATATCAAATTGCTCGTATCGTTGACGCAAACACATATGAAGTTACCGCCGCTGTTGCGGCAAACTCTTCAGACACAGGCAATGGCGGTTCGAGTGCCGTGGGCGAATATCAAATCAACGTGGGCTTGAACACCACTGTTGGTGGTACGGGCTGGACTGCTGGTCTGTATGGCGGTTTAACAACCACCGCTCTTCAGACAACTGTTAATGAAGGTGGGGTTCTTTCTTCATCAGACACAACGATTACCGTTACCAGTACCACAGGTATTATCGCAGGCGATGTTGTTCTAATAGGCAACGAGCTTATTCTTGTTGGTGGCATATCCAGCAACGACCTTACTAGCTGTACACGCGGACACTCAGGCACAGCAGCGGCCTCTCACGCGGACGGTTCTGTGGTTCAATTGGCTTTAGGTAACGCTAATCCTGCTGATGATTTTTCAGGCTGGGGTCAGGCAGCGTCTGGTGGTCTTACTGCTACAACTCAAATACGCTTGTGGTCGCACGATAACTTTGGTGAAGACCTGCTTATTAACCCACGCGATGATGAGATTTATTATTGGGACAGAACTAACAACTTGTCCACTCGCGCTGTAAAACTAAACAGCATTGCTGGCACAAAGAGAAGTGTGCCTACTCTGTGTAAACAAATCCTAGTGTCGGACCGTGACCGCCACGTTATTGCATTTGGTTCAGACGGCATCAACGCAAGCTCTTCTGCTGTAGATGGAGACGGCACACAAGATCCATTGCTGATTCGTTTCTCTGACCAAGAAAACCCAACAGAGTGGTACCCCACTACAACCAACACCGCTGGTGATTTACGCTTGGGTGCTGGTTCTACCTTTGTACAGGCAGTGGAAACAAAGCGTGAGATACTGGTTTGGACGGACACTGCATTGACATCCATGCGGTTCATAGGACCGCCGTTCACGTTTGGACTTCAGCAGTTATCTAGCAATATTACTATAATGAGTCCAAACTCTGCTGTGTCCACCGAGGACTTTGTGTTCTGGATGGGTATTGATACGTTCTATGTATATGCTGGGCAGACACAGACGCTACCATGTACTGTAAAGGACAAGGTGTTCTTAGACTTTAACCTTAGTGAGCGGGAAAAGGTTGTTGCTGGCGTGAACTCAGAGTTCAGCGAAGTAACTTGGTTCTACCCGTCTGCTAATGCAAGTGACAATGACCGCTATGTTACATACAATTACTCTGAAAAGGTGTGGTATTTCGGTACGATTGAAAGAACTGCGTGGTTGGATCGCGGTACCCGGACCTTCCCTATAGCTGTAGGTGATGGCTATATCTATAACCACGAGTTTGGTTATGATGATGATGGCGTGGCTATGAATTCGTTTATCGAATCAGCAGCCATAGACATTGGTGACGGTGACAGGTTTGCTTATTTGCGTAAGGTAATACCTGACTTAACATTTGATGGGTCAACTAACCTAGCATCGCCGCAGGCCACGTTTACTGTAAAGGCTAGAAACAATCCTGGTTCTGACTTTGACAGCACACAGTCTGGTACTACAACTAGGACACAGACCACCCCTGTAGAAGAATTTACAGAACAGTTAGATTTAAGAGTTCGTGGACGTTCCTTTGCACTTCGTGTAGAATCAGGGGCACTAGGGTCTAAATGGAAGTTAGGAAGCCCTCGTGTGGATATCAGGCAGGATGGTAGAAGATAATGTCAAGTAATCAAGTCGCACCGCCAAGACTTCCAGAACCGCAGGCAGAGTACTCGCAGCAGTACATGGCGGATTTGGTTCGCTCTTTGCAGACTTTTATTGAGCAAGAGCGTAATCCTGGTGAGATGCGGGGGACTAAATTAACGCTGACGGATCTGCCTACTTCAGCGACGGGCCTCGAAACTGGGTCCTTGTATAACGACAGCGGCACGGTAAAGGTTGCGTAATGGGTTTATTTAAATCATTTAAAAAAGCATTAGCCCCGATAGGAGGAGCAGTAGGATTTGCCATCGGTGGTCCTATGGGGGCTGCAATTGGCTCTGGCATTGGCTCACTTGCTGGGGGCGGAGATGTCGAAGACGCATTGAAAGCCGCTGCAATAGGTGGTATCTCTGGATATGCTGCCAAAGGTATAGGGTTTGGTCAGGGCACGGGCACTGGTATTGGCAGTCTTGTCCCAAGTTACAAAGGCACAGCTATGCTTGGGTTTGGTGCCCCCTCTCCCGCTGCTTTAGCAAAAGAGCAGGCCATGCAGTCCATGATGGCTGGAGAAGGTGTTTCTGCCCCGGCAAAGAAGGGTATTTTCTCTATGTTTGACGATATGAGCATGGGCACAAAGCTTGGTCTGGGGGCTGCTGGATTAGGTCTTCTCGGTGGCCTTGATCAAGAAGAAGAGGGTGAAGCAAGACCAATTGACTACGGCCCTGACGGCAAGGCTTTTGGAAAGGTTGTCGGACGGTCAGGAACAGCGTATGATGTAAATGACCCACGACAGATGGAAAGTTATCGTCAGGAGTTAAGAGAGTTACAGCAACCAGGCTATGATTATCGCACTGATAAGTATGCTCCTGTTGCTCGTAGTTCTGGGTATGCTCATGGTGGGGACGTACATGCAGGGGGTGGTGAGGTTGACGGACCGGGTACAGGAACATCTGATTCTGTACCTGCAAGACTCTCCGACGGGGAATTTGTTTTAACAGCCAAGGCTGTTAAAGGTGCAGGCGGTGGAGATAGAGATATCGGTGCTGCACGTTTATATGATATGATGTCAGAACTAGAGGCGACAGCATAATGGCAACACAAACAGTAGAACAGGTAGCAAGACTAGCCCCCTTTCAGGAACAGTTTCTGAAAGATATCTTTGCGCAGGCTACCGCGCTTAAAGGAACACCACAGCCTTTTGCGCCACAGCAATTAGCTGGGTTATCTTCTGCACAACAGCAGGCTATCTCACAAGCGCAGTCGGGTATTGGTGGTTACCAGCCATACATGCAAGCGGCGCAGCAGTTTGCGGGTCCCGGCGGCGCACAGCAGTTTATGAATCCATACGAACAGCAAGTTGTTCAGCAGACAATGCAGGACATTGGTCGTGAAGGTGCAAAGGCTCAGACACAACTAGCAGGTCAAGGCGTTGCCTCTGGCGCGTTTGGTGGTTCTCGATTCGGTGTGGCACAGGGTGAGCTAGCAGGTAAGACATTAGAACAACAGACACGAGCCGCTGGTCAGCTAAGACAGCAGGGCTTTCAACAAGCACAACAGGCAGCGCAAAGAGCCGCACAGCTACAAGCTGGTCTGGGTCAAGCACAACAGCAGATGGGTATGCAGGACATCAACCAGCTTTTGGGTATCGGTTCTCTGCAACAGCGTCAGCAGCAGGCTGGCTTCGACGTTGCCAGAGCCAACACACTGGCACAGCAAGCATTGCCGTTTCAAGAAGTCGGCTTCTTGTCAGACATCTTCCGTGGTGTACCAGCGTTGCAGTCAACTATGCAAACATCTACAACACCACCTCCAAGCCTTGGCTCACAGCTTCTCGGACTTGGGGTCGCGGGTCTTGGTGCGGCTGGTCAGACTGGCGGTTTTGGTAACTTGTTTGGTATGGGAACCTAAATATGAACAACGAAGTTCTTCGTCGTAAACTGTTTCGTACTGTATTAGCGGACTCACGTTCTCCAGCCGGGATCCTCGCATCTTCACCTGAGATGGTGGAGACTGTGCAGAAACGTGCACAAGGGGGCATGAACACAGGTGATGCTCAGTACATTCAGGCTATCGGACAGCTTGCACAGCAAGGCGATAAGTCTACACTTGAAAATATCTTTAGAGACACAAGACTTTCTACAAATGTCCGTAACGCTGCTCGTGAAGCCATTGGGGCTATGACAGCGAATAAACAAAAAGGCCCTGACCTTTCTTTTAAAGGTGGCCCTCAAGAGGCTCGTATGGCTATCTCTATGCCGGATGAGACAAGCACTCCACCCGTAGGAACATCGTCTCTTCTTGAGCTTATCAAAGGTACAGGACAGGTAGCTCGTCCCGGTCCGACAACCACTCAAACCAGACTAGCTAGTGGGGTTCAATCTTTGCTTGGACCTCAGTTTGATGCCGAAGATCCACGGACCGAAGCTGCAATGTCAGTGGCTACTCCAGGCACTGCTTCAGGTGTTCCGTCTATGCTTCCTAACAGCCCAGACAGACCGTCAGTTCGCTCCCCGTTTACCCCTGGACCGCTAGTAGAAGACGAAGATATTGTTGATGACGAGTACACTTCTATGACTCCCGTTACTCCGGGTGAAGAGCTTTCTGCGTCTAGTGTTTCTGGTGCGGATACTGGTACTAAAGTAGGTGCGCCGCAACCAACGGTGACAGGAAATGTGTCAAGTGCGATAAGCAAGGCTAAAGACATTGTTGGTAAGCATAATGCGGAACAATCCCAAGCGGATACATCTGTCGCTACGGCAACCAACTCAGGCACACTAGCTTCTACCATAACTAAGCTGCAACAGGACATCCAAAACCCAGATGTTTCAGAAACAGATAAGGCTAAGTTAATCGACGAGAAGGCTGGTATTATACCTGTGGGTAAGAAAGCTACTCGCAAAGAAAGAGTTGAAGCTCGTAGAGCTATGTTAAAAGAAATCCTTGGTGAAGAGAAAGCCAAGGATATGCGCACTGATGCAAACTACAACTTAATCATGACGGGTCTTATGATTGCTGCGGGTGAGAGTCCAGACGCTTTGACAAATATTGCGAAGGGTGCCGCAGCAGGATTACAAAATTATGCTGAAGCTACTGCGGATAAGGCAGCAGAAGAGCGTAAAAGAGAAGAAACAATTGCTCTTCAGGCCCTGCAAGAGGTCAGCGATGAAATGACCAAGGAGCAAGATAGAGAATATCAAGACAAAGTTCGTCAGGAAACAAGACAATACGAAAGCCTTGTTCGGGAAGACCAGCAAAACCACGCAGAAAAACTTCAGGACAAGAACAATTTAGCTGCCCTGCAAAGACTTGGATTCTCACTTGACGCTGACCAAGAAAAACAAAAAAGAGACCTTGAGTTTAAGCTCACTTTGTCTGACAAAACCTTTGAGCAACAGGTCGCTATGGCTGAGATAAACATCGAACAGCAAAATGCGTTGTTAGCGGCTAAACAAACTTTTGAGTCACAACTTGCAGAATATAAAGCAGAACTGCCCCCTGAAAAACTACGTTTAATGGAGGCTTTGGCAGAGACAACTGACTATACTATGCAAGATTTGGTTGCGCTTGAGTATGGTAAAGGTTCTGGTGGAAGAGCAACTGACGAACAAAGAAGATTTAGTGAGTTGGTAGGAATGGGGATGAGTCCTCAAAATGCTTTCTTCTGGTCTCAGTCAGGGGTGGTTTCTGCGCTTGCAAAAGAGTTAGGAAGTGCAGAAGCTGCAATGGAACAGCTTTACTCGTCTATTCCTTCCAACTCTGGTCAACAAACAAGTGCCGCAGGAACACAGCAACAACCTATAAAAGTTAAGTAAAGGTATGTCACATGCCGATCTATGAGTACGAAGGGCAGACCTACGAGCTTGCGGACGGGCTTTCTATCGAGGAGGCTAAACAAAAAATTGAGTCTTACCTGTCCTCTCAGCCAGCGGCCCCTCAAGTAACAACTGATCCAGAACCAGTTTCCGAACCAGTTTCCGAACCAGAGACTGAGTACGAAGGCGTGGCACAAGAGTTCTTTGAAGGTGTAGGTTCTGGTTTAATTGCCATACCACAGGGAATCTTGGAACTTGGAGCTTCGGTTGTAGACCTTGCGGCTGACACCGACTACGCATCCTCTGTCACTGAAGCGGCTAACAAGTTACGCGATGCCGCAGGCATTGACCCAGAAGGATTAGTGGGAAAAGGCGCTGAAGTTGTTACGCAGTTTGTTATACCAGGACTGGGTGCCGCTAGTGCTGTAAGCAAAGCTTCAAAGTTAGGCAGGTTACAAAAGGCGGTTCAGTCGGGTAAAGGTAAGCTTCTCAAAAGAGAAGGAAAGGCCGAAAGCAAACTTACAAAAGGTGAAACGCTTGCTCTTGGCGCACAACAGGTTGCCGCTGCTGGTGCCGTTGATGCTGTGGTGGCTACCGACGGAGCCACCACAATCGCTGACTTTTTTGAAGGTGGCCCAACACAAACAGATCAAGAAATTGGATTAAGCGGAAGAGAAGAAGCACTAAGAAGAATAACGAATAAGCTAGCAATTGGTGCCGAAACAGGATTAATAACCGCAGTTGCTCCTGCCGCGCTGGCAGGGACAGCCACAGTCGCGGGAAAAGTTTTGACAGAAACACCGATTTTAAGTGATGCCGTGCGCGGCACAGCTAGCGGTCTTCAACAAGGTGCGAGAACCTTGACCCGTGGTCTTGACACTATCGAAGCAAAACGAGCATTAGGTCAAGAACAAGGCACTGTTGCAAACACACTTGCGGATGTCGCATCTGTTCTCAGGTATCGGGGATATTTACCAGAAGATGTTGCAGAGGCTAGGCTTTTGATTACAGGTAAGACTGACGCCGCGATTAAAGAGGCTAGGGGAGTTTTGTCTAAACTTGACAAGGAAGTAGACAAGGTTCTTAAAGAGTCTGACAAGATTAGTGAAGGGGCTAGCCCTCTAACTCGTCAAGGAATTTTTACAAACATAGAAGAGTTTTTAACTGCTCCTGATGCGGCAGCAAGAAACCGTGCTCTTGGGGAACTTCCTGAAAATGTTGCGAACCAAGCAAAAAGCATGAGAGGTCTAGTACAAAAGCTAAACCAAGATGTTTTAGACAGTGATTACATGAAAACCCTTGACGCTCAAACCACCAAAAGCGGCAAGAGTGTTGGTGAAAAAGTAAGAGCCGACATAGAAAAAAACATAAACACTTATTTACGTCGAAGATATCAGTCTTTTGAAGTAAAGAATTACACACCTACCGCAGAGGTAATGGCGAAGGCTGTCAAAGGGTTTCAGGAAGATCCCAAAGCTGTGGCGGAAGAATTAGGAAAAATAGCAAACACCAGCAAAGGTGAGGCTAAAGAAACCCTGATGAAAGAACTGGGGATTCGCCATCCTGTTGACGATTTGGAAGGAAAAACATTCGAGCTTATCGGAGGAGCGGCTACTAAAGACCAAGCTGAAAGAGCAGCCAACCATTTTTTAAAAGCTCACACAAAAAGAAGTGCTACTAAAGGAGTGGGTATCTCTCGCGTTGCTGAGTACAAAGTAAACCCCAAACTTTTTACTGCTAAAATACAACTTACTAAATATAAAAGAGAACTGTTAGGGGAGATTACGGACCCAAAAGAAAGTTTTCTTGGTACAGTAGCAGACCTAGCTGAGTTTAAAGCTGTTGATGACTACCTCGGAAGAATAAGAAATTTAGCTACAGAAACTGATGAAGCAGGTAATCTGTTGAACCCAGGAGTCGCTAGCTTATTTAGAAACACCGAAGATATGACTGATCTTCAAAAGCAGGACTTACTAGATCAAGGCTTTAAAATATTAGATTCTCAGGTGGACACGCCGACTCAACTGTTAAAAGCGGACTCCGGGTCTTTTGGCTCACTAAGAGGGTTCGCGGTGTCTCCTGCTGTTTATAGAGACATGACCCGTCTTATCATTGGTGACACCAATGTTTTAGGCAACGCCGCCAGAATGACTTATTCTGGGTTCCTTCGAACAAAAGGTGCAACTCAGTTTGGTAAAACAGTTTTGTCCCCAATCACACAGTTACGAAATGTAACCACAGCCTCCTTGTTTGCTTTGGCTCAAGGCAATGTTGGTCGAGGTTCCAACTTAGGTGAATCTATACGCCTTACATACAACAATCTTTTTACGGACGTTACATCGGAAGAGGCAGCGAAAAATTTTAAAGAGATGCAAGAGTTGGGTATTGTAGGTACACAGGCTCAGTTACGAGAACTTCAAGACCTAATTCAAAAAGGTCTTGGCTATGGGTTAGATGAAGTAAACGGCATCCCTGCTGGCAGAAAGTTTGGTAGCGCGTTTACGGACAACAAGTTAGGTTCCTTTGTAGGAAACATTGGTAAGGGTGCAGAGAATCTTTACCAAGCAGGAGACGATGTTTGGAAGATATACAACTTTAACTTCGAGTTTAACAAGTTAAAAAATGCATATCGTGGTATGGCAGACGCTCCGTCTGACGCTGTGCTAAAGCAACAAGCCGCTCGTATTGTTAGAAACACGGTTCCAAACTACAACATGGCTCCACAACTAATTAAGACCTTGCGCCGTGCACCTGTTGGTAACTTCATAGCTTTTCCATATGAAATTCTTAGAACAGGCGCAAACACAATTGCACTTGGGATTGACGAATTAGCCAGCGCAAATGCTAATATTCGTAAGATTGGTCTTCGTAGATTAACTGGTGCTATCACAACATTTGGAGCCATGCCTGCGGCAGCATCCGCTCTTGCTTATGAGCTATCTGGTGTGACAGAAGAGCAAATGAAAGCCTATCAACGCTCTGGTGCTCCTCCTTGGGAAAAAAACGCAAGGCTTCTTCCCACTGGAATAGACAAAGAAACTGGCCTGCCAACATATGTTAACTACAGCTACTCTAACCCTTATGACATGCTTGAGAAAATAGCGATTGCCGCTCTTAATAGTGCAGAGCAAGGTAAGCGCATGAATAAGAGTGGGGCAGAGATTGTTGCCGGAGCAGCTAACGCCTCTCTTGCTGAACTGTTTGCACCATTTACAGAAGAAGCAATTATCACGGCTAAGATTAGAGACGTACTTGACCCGGAAGCAGAGACTGTTGGAGTAAGGCAACTTGCACAATTTGCAGGGGGTCGTGCAGGTCGTACCATTACCGGGGCAAAAGTATACAACAAAGAAGACTCAGCCGGGGACAAACTAGGAAAAAGCTTTGCACATATTGTTGATGCTTTGATTCCAGGAGGCGCACCTATTGATGTTCGGTCAGGGGAGTTTGAAGCTAGCCGTTTTGCAAGAGGGGTTGTAAACGGACTGGGGCTAGAGGAACTAGGTATATCACCCAAGGATCGCATGAAAAGAGAACGAGAACTTTCTAAAGAACTAGCTCGTGCTTTTAGTGGAATAACCGAAAACCCTATTGAATCTACCTCATTAAAGTTTAAAGGCTTTGAGTTTCAGAAAGCCAATACGAACGCATCAAACATATTTAATGCGGTCACCAATCGTGCAAACGCAAGCTCTCAAGACTTAGTAGATGCTTTTCGTAAATCTACGGAAGCAAAGTTTAGAGTTCAGAAAGAAATGTATAATGTCATTGAAGACATGAGAACAATAGGTTTAAATGACCAACAAATCCGTAAAGTCTTTAAAGACGCTGGAATTGCTGGATACAAAAAACTTTTGATTAGAAAACAAGGCAAGCCTAATCCTTTGTTTGACGTTCCTTCTGTGGGTCCGTCAGCTAGAAAAAACATGCGGCAAAATGATTTATCGTTTCCAAGAGAAGAAATCAATCAAATCCGAGACGAGTATCGAAACAAAACTCTTTTAAACCCTGAACCACAGGTCGAAGAAACTCGGACCCCGGACCTTGCACCTAGTCAGGCACAACCAGTTGCAGCCGCCGCACCTCCTCCTCCAGCGGTGGCGCAGGCGGGGGCCGCTCCTGCCCAAATGGCGGCTCCCGCACCTACTTCTCAACCCGACGCCTCGTTACTGGGTAGCAACCCGATTGACGCGCTGAAGAACTTACAAATATTCCAGAGGACACAGTAATGAAATCCACAACTATAGATCAGCTACGACAGGAGCTTGCTTCTGACGAGGGCTGCAAGTACGAAATATATTTGGACCACCTAAATCTGCCTACGTTTGGCATAGGCCACCTGATCAAGAAAGATGACCCTGAGTACGGCAAGCCTGTCGGCACAGTCATCGAGCAAGAGCGGGTAGACAATGTGTTTAAGTTAGACATCGCTGTCACGCTTGAAGATTGTCACCGCCTATATCCAGACTGGAATGACCTGCCAGAAGAGTGCCAGCTTATCATTGCAAATATGATGTTCAACCTGGGATATCCTCGTCTGTCAAAATTTAAAGGCATGAAAGCAGGGGTTGATGCGCGAGAGTTTAACTCCGCAGCGGATGAGATGGTCGATTCCAGGTGGTATACGCAAGTCCCAAATCGCGCACGTCGTTTGGTATCACGCATGAGGGCATTGGCAGATGGAGAGTAAAGAACACTGCTCACCTCGTTGTCCCCGATGCCAGGGTAATCTGAAGACAGTTTATGTACACGGACATGAGCAATGTGTTACATGTGGTCAGGTAATTAATGACTGCTGTCAAGGAGAAGTGTCATGCGAACCAAAAACCCAGTCGCAAGAAGCCTGAAGCTACGACGATTCAGGCTAAAAATAGTCAAACCCCGCAAAGGTAAGGGGTCTTACACAAGGAAGGGCAAGTCCCTTCCTTTTTCTATGTGGTTGTTTTTATTACTTTTTAACTTCGATTCTCAGGCCGCTCGTGAACAATGGCTGTGTCTATGTACCTTCAGGTCGACGAGAATCGGGTTTTATTCTTGTTTCTTCTCTAATAACCTTACACTCTGCGTGAACATAGGTGTCCCAAAAAGCAGGGCCGTTATCTCTCCAACATTTTTGATAATACCATGTCTGTTCTGTCATCTATTCTTCCTTTTCTAGCGGCAAATATACCAGATAAAACGCATCACACTTGCTACACGACAGGTTCGACGCAATATACTCCACGCCATCGGCATCTTCCTCGTCGTGATCGCCGCCCCAAATTAAATCGGCACCACACGCCCAGCACTCACGCCCCATTTCTTCTCTCACACTTCACGCCTTTGATGGTTACGGGGGTATCATGCTTGTACCAAATACGAATTGTGTCCTTAACCATTTCCTGTAGCCTTTCTTCACACCTTTCTTCTGTGCGATAAGGGCCTCTGTCATCTGTTAGCTTCATACATGCATCGGCTATCAATGCATGACAAGCAATTATTATTGCAGTAAACATATCATCCTCACTCTACTTCTCCCCAGTTGTCTACGATTGCAGCATCAACCTCGAAGGGAATGTTTAAGTTAGGAACACAGGTTGTCATTATCTCTGTGACCCGGTCCGCTTGTTCCTGACTCTCGATATTGAAACAAAGTTCGTCATGCACCGTAAGCACAGGAAGTAATCCCTCTGCATAGCAATCGACCATCGCTTTTTTTGTCTGGTCGGCGCTGGAACCTTGGATCAATCTGTTCAGTGCCTTATATGTAAAGGCACGTTTAATGGCGGCTTTTCCACCATATTCTTCGGCTGCTTGCTCTAACGGCAAGGGCTTACTAAAACCGTAAGACCTTGGTTGCCACATGTCAAATCGGCATTTCCGTCCCAGCCATGTTCTTATGTGCCCAACCTTTCCGGCTCTCTCCGTTGCAAAGTCCGCGATACCTTTAACAAACGGTACCTTATCGTGATACTTGCTGAGTAATTCTTTGGCTTCATCTTCTGTGATATCCATCACACCCGCCAGCTTGCCACGGCCCATGCCGTACATGATACCCAGGTTAACAGTCTTAGCTTGCTTACGGCTGATACCTGCAATGTCCGCGACCATTTGATGGAAGTCAGCGTTGCCCTCTTGGTACATTTCTACCACGCCGTCTATCTGCGGGTGACGACGATGACCTTTTAGTGTAGAACAATAGTGGGCAAGCCAGCGTGGTTCTTGTGACGCATAGTCAAACGACCCCCACTTGCAACCATCTTCAGGGATAAACAGACCACGGATCATGGCTTTAATCTCTGGGTCTCTTGCCGGAATTTGCTGGAGGTTCGGGTTGCTTGAAGAAAATCGCCCGGTTACCGTACCACCTTCATCAGAACGAAGAGGATTAAAGTCACAATGTATTCGACCATTATGCGAATGTTCAAGAATTGTTTCGATAAATGTTGTGTTGGCTTTATTAAACTCGCGCAATCGTACTATCTTCTGCGCAAGTGGGTGCTCGTGATTCGCAAGAAACTGTTTTGTAAAGGCAGGAGCGTCCGTCTTTTCTGTCCTCTCGTAGGTCAGCCCAACAGCGTCGAACGCCTTTGCTATAGATGTGGCGACCCAAGGCTCAACATTGACTTGGGTAAGATCCTTTATTTCGGCAAGTAAACTATTCTCTCTACTCTTCAATTCCTTGCGGACCTGTTCTGCTTTGTCAATGTCAACCCGTACACCACGAGTCTTCATGTCTAACAATACAGGCAACAGATTGGACTCTAGGTCAAAGATGCCTGTGCATTCGTCTTTAACTAAGTCTGTACGAAGCCTGTCCCACAGACGTAAGGTCACCGCCGCATCCTGTTCAGCATACGGACCAACAAAGTGTGCGGGTAATCTCCACATACCGCCCTTTGGATCAACACCAAATGCATTAGCCGCTGCTTTTAGTACCTTCTCGTCTTTGCGTTCGCCCAGATATTCCCGTGCCAGCGAGTCAAGATTGTAGTACAGGCGGTTCTCGTTCAACAAAGGCGCGGCTATCATGGTGTCGATTATCTTTCCTTGGACCTCGATCCCGGCCCAGCGCAACCAACCTAAATCATACATTGCATTGTGCATGACCTTCTCAATGTTAGGTGTCTCTAGCTGTTTCTTCAGCCAGTTAAAAACCTTTTTCTCTGAGAACTTCTCGCCTGACTCATGCCGTATTGGAAAGTACCCTACAAAATCTCCCGCCGCTATAGCCACGCCGATAATATACCCGTCATCCCGACACCATCCGGGTCCCAGGGTTTTGATGTTTGGGTCTCTGGTCTCCAAGTCAACGGCAATCCTGTCATAGATTGTCAGGTCAGGGAAGTTTGACGGCGGGGTCCACTGCTTTTCTGTGCCCTGTATCGCCGCGTCTTTTACATCTAGGTCTAGGATGTCCATTTGATACTCACTCATTTGTTTCCCCGTATCCCTTTTTCACAATCTTTAACTTATACCCAAGAAAATCTAGACATGCGTCAAGGTCAGAAATTCTTGGCTGATACCTTGTGCGCCAGCCGCGTAGTGTATCCCGATGGAACCCAACCCTTTCGCTGAAGTCGCACTCATGGATTTTCTGCTTGTGCATTTCTTCAAAAACAAATCTAACAATTGGATTGTTGTTGACAATCTTGCCTCTAACAAAATCACCGCGTCTTTTATTCCACGGTCTCATCGTTGATAATCTCCCCACCCAACGCTGCATAACCTATGATGTCCGTCCACGAATCATCCTTGCTGATGTCCTCTGCTAAACGCGCTAGCTTCAGGCCAACCATACACGCAACCACTTCTTCAGGACTGATGTCGCGCTTCAGTATGATGCCCCATATCTTGGCTATGCGTTCATGGTTCATCTTAGCTGGACCATACTCCTTGGCTCTCGGTCCGTTGATTAAACCTTCGGCTGTGTCTAAAAAATACTTTCTGTCTTTCATAATAAAAACCCATACTTTGATTGTGATTCGATAATGTGTAATGCTTTTTTAGCGCGAGTCAGCCCGACGTAGAACGTGCGAATCTCACCGTCCCGATCTGCGCTTTCAACGCAAGCTTTTGAGGAATCTAAAAGGAGAGCGACGTTATCCGCCTCGCCACCCTTGGCCTTGTGAATAGTCGATATCTTGATCCTCGGCTTGTCCGTCAGGATCTTCTCCCCCATACGTCTCACCGAACTGATATAAATCCGCTCCTTCTCCGCTACCTTCAACACTTCGTGCCAAGGCTTCTGCTTCAAGTCGCTGATAGTAAAGTTCTCTTTTATGCTTTCGAGATCGTAAGGTACTTCGTTGTCGAGGGTGGCTAGGTTCTTCCTTCCAGATTTGGTCACGATATCCGATTTCAATAAGGTAGATAACGTCTTCAGTTCCGTCGCAGTAGCTGTCAAACCTTTGCATAATTTTAGCCAGACCTCTATTCCTGTTAGTACATTTGGGGAAATGGACCAACCAGAACCCTCACGCCAGAACAGATAGCCCTGTTCTTTAAGTTCTGTTGATAGCTTGTTGGCAATGTAATTTGTTCTAGCAAGGATAAGCCACTCGCCTCTGGTTAGGTCCACCTCCATGATATCATGATGCCAGACAACATGACCAGCTTCTTGTACAGGTGACCAAACTTTTTTCTGTCTTATAACCACTTGTTTTATAAGAGAATCTGCAATGTTATACACGTTTCTCGGAAGACGATATGACTTGTCCAACACTATCTTGTTGTCAGATGCGGTCAAGAAATCACGCACATTAACACCCATCCAAGAATAGATACACTGGTCATCATCACCTGCGAAATAGATACGCTTTGCTCTGGGCTTCAACACCTCGTGAACCATGCGCCACTGTAGCGGGGCCAAGTCTTGTGCCTCGTCGACAATCAGAACCTCCAACCTCGGACCTTCGCCCTGTGCTATGAAGTCTTCAATCATGTCTACAAAGTCCACCTTGCCAGTGTCCTTCTTGTAGGACTCTAGCACCTCGGCAACTATCTTTAGTTGCTGATAGTGTATGTGCCTGTTGGCACTGTCATTGTATTGCTTTTCTAGGCTGACTCCACGCACCCTGGCTAACTGGATCATGGATAGATAAGCATCCCCACCCTTGCCCGGTGAGAAGAGTTGCCCATCCTCCATGCGCATAGAGGAGTTGGAGGAGAACTCTAGCCCCAGTATGTTGCCAAGTTGCGTGAAGTCATTCCCTTTCAGTACCATCTGACTATTAAGTCCTAGATACTGAAATGCCATTGAATGTAGTGTACGAAACCAAACCATTTGATCTGGGTTTATACTTAAAGCAGATGCAGAACGGGTTCGCGCCTCGTCCGCAGCTTTGCGACTAAAGGACACAAACGCTATATCCTCTGGTCTTGTACCATCTTCAAGCTCCTGCTTAACGATAGATATAAGCTTTGTTGTTTTGCCTGTTCCCGGAGGCCCAAAGATTGTGGTCTGCATTAGAACGGTACCTCACTTTCAAGCTCGATACTCGGTACTTGGACCTCGGCATTGAAGGAAGGAACCCACCACACACGGGCGTTTTTCCAATCACCCTTTGTTGTCTTAAAACTTTTCTGCCCATTCGCAGTGCCGTTATCATTTAATTCTTTCAAGCGTTCCTGAATCTGTCCACGGCTGTAGCTGTCAAACTTCTGATTGCGTAAGAACTTTATCAATGCCTCTAGCTTGAAGTATGTCATGCCGTCTTCATCATCGGAAAAGGGCTTGCCGAGTGCAATCTCCTCAAACGATTGTGCTTGTACCCGACCATCGCAGAACGCTTCTAGCAAGTCCATAAACTGACCTTTGTAGGTAAGTTCTTCTGGCACATCTATCTCGCTCATGTCCGCCATCATCATGGACACAACCTCTTGCCAGTCCGCCGTCTTCATCATGGGCGGCATGACGTGAATCTGTTCCATACAAGCTTTCTGAAAACGCTGAGACGTTTGCAGGTCATCGGTTGTCAGTTCAACACGGCGACCACCTACATCACAGAACCACACAGGCGGCTCGGACTTAACAACACACAGCCCGGTAACTTCTACATGCTGAACATGACTGCCTATCCCGCAAGCCTTGGTCTTACACAGGCTCTTGTTACAGAAAGACTTCAGAGGTTCTTGGTCACACGGAAACCCATACTCTTTCTTTTCATGCTGAGACTGTATCGTAACGATCTCAGAAGCTGGCAAAGGTGGTGTACAGTATTTGACGTTGATTTCTTCAAGACGTTCTCTCCACTTCTCAGGCTGTTCTTTCTTTGCACCAACTGCCGCCGCAAACATAACTGTGTTGCGGGTTCCTTCAGGTATGCCCTGACTGAACATGTGCGACAAGCAGGGTGCCCATTGATCAAATTCGTCCGCAGGTTCGCCTAGCTGTAGCTTTTCAAAGTCCTTTGGTGAAACCTTTCTGGCTTCTACCAACTCCAAAAATTCTGTTAGGTCTGCTTCTTCGCCATCTTCTTTAATTGCATAGCGCATAGTTTGTTCCGCATCAAAGTACGGAAGGTTAATAAAGTTGCCAACATCACCACGCTCGACGAGAATCTCTTCTTGCTTTGGAAATATTTCACAACCACCGTATCCAAGATACGCTGAAATCTCTGTAGCTTTATCACGAAAAACTCCCGCGCTAAAAAACTCTGTAAAGAAAAAGAATATGTGCGCACCCCCTGACTTCGAACGACACACCACGCAAGGGATGTTGTTATCACGAAGCTTCTTATCCAGCGCAACAACGTCTAGTGGATACTGGTCAATATCCAGCGCACCAAACTTACATTGATTATTCTCATTGATAGGAATAGAACCCACGCCGTTCTTACCTTCAAGGTGACCGACCACAAGCTCTAATGTTAATGGCTTCCGAACGATAAATGACTTTGCCTTTTGCTTTCCGGCTCGTCTTTCATCTGATATTTGTGTCTGTCCATGTGCGGCGCTGAAGCCTTCAAACGCTGCCATGAACCGTTCAGCTTGGTTCATAACTTACTCCGGGCAAGAGAGAAAAGAGGGCAGGGATGTTAGGGAACGGCAATAGTTAGCACTTTCCCTGCCCCCAACTGGTTAAAATGGTATGTCGGTATCGTCAGTCGTGACTGTTTCAGTCTGACTTTCTTCCCCACTACTCATCTTAATCTCACCCGCTCTGTAAGAGGTGTACAAGTCACGCGCTTCTTGCAACGCTGGCATCGGCACGGACTCCATCTCTAACTGCTGAACTTGATAATTGAACCACGAACCTTTGTCATTGGATTCCTGGGTGGACGTAAGCTTCCACGGCACAGCCCACATTGGTGGATTGAACAAGCCCTTGGTCGGGTGCATAATCTTCAGACCCGCACGACGTGTGTTCCACTGCTTCGCTACTTTCATCTGTGTCTTCTTCATGTCACAGATCATCTGAGTAGTCATGCCGTTCTCGTCATACGCAAGCACAAGGAACTGAGCGGAGCGTACCAACTCATTACCGTTTGGCAGTAACTCGTTTGCCCCGACACGCTGAGTCTTACGGATGTCTGGATTGTTTGCATCCAACTCACCCATAAAACCACCGCCTGTTTCACGAAGCTGAAACTCCAGAAACTTTGTGGTGTACGCACACATCAGTACACTCACACCGTCTTCGGCATCCCAGAACTCACCTGTAACTGTGTTGAAGATATCGCCAGCGGATGCGCCTTTAATAAACTTCGCGTCAGTCTTGATTAACTGTGGGGACAGAGGCTGGAGCAGACGCAGAAACGGTATCTGCATATCCTCCGCGCCAATGGTTTCCATACCCTGACCCGCTGCTTCGTACAGGTCATCCATAATATTAGCAACTGCTGTGCTTTCTTTTTTTGCTACTGCTTCAGCCATTGTTAGCTCCTCTTAATTGTAGCTTCAGTTCCGACGTAAACACCGAACGTGTCGAAGTCGATTTCTTTGCCGCTTTCAATGCGGTTCTTTACCCATGCTTTCAGCGTCTGTGCGTGGACATGAGTCTTCTGTGCTGGCTCCAGACCCTTACTGCGAAGATCCTCAACGACATCCCCTGCCATGTTGTCTTCACCAGATTTAAACGAGACTGTCACATCGTTCTTAATGATGTCACCCTCGCCAATAGAACGAAGCCAAGTAAACGCTTCCTGCTTTTTGTCATCAGCAATACGCGCATGAACGAACTGTCGTAAAGCAACCTTGTTGCCATCGACTGTTACAGAATCCATACCCATCTCCTGCATCAGGTTCGGGATGTCTTCCTCATTTACTTTTCGTTTCTGGAATTTAAGGTCTTTCAGATATTGCTCTGCTTCTGCAATCTTCTGATCAACCTCCATTGATTGACGGATAAGAGTAGACAGAGTACTGCCTTTCTCATCGCTGACTTTGTCGAACTTAGAGGCATCGACTTCCTCATCAAATAGCGAAAACACATCGCTCATCGTACAATCTCCTGTACTTTCTACGTTAAAGTTTATCCCCTTCGGGCGTGATGGAGAGTATAAACCCACTCCCCAGAGGTATGTCAAGCAGCTTCTTGATCTGCGTTTTTAATAATATGTGCAAGCTCACCACTAACACTTCTGTCATTCTTGTCCGCACGTTCCTTCAAAACCTTGTAAAGGTCTACGGATACTGCGACTGACCGCCACTTCTTCTGGTTCATATTTGCCACCTCATGTTTCATGTGTTACCCTTTATACAACATATCTAAAACTAGACGGGGGGTCAAGTAAGATATGAGACCAGATCATAAAGTTAGAGACGGTAAACGCTCTGAACTAATCGCGGCTCAATGGTTAATCTCACAAAACTGTTACGTCTATGCTCCTTTTATTGAACAAGGTCCTATCGACCTTATCGCACTCACCCCTAAAGGTGAATTTCTTTTGTTTGATGTGAAGACTGTAGGCCGCAGAAAAGACGGCTCGATAATCTCACGAATGTTAAAACCAACTCAACAAAAACTTGGTGTTCGACTTCTGTATGTAGACCTAGAGTCCGAGAAGTGTGCACTGTATCCACATCAACTATCCCGATTTCCCACAGCCCAAGGCACTAAAAACGCCGCAAACAAAATAGCTAATCAGCACTTTTGCGGGGGTCAAGTTCCAACCATTGACGCGCTTCTTCACCCAACGTCTTTGCAGACAAATCAATCTTGTTCCGAAGAGTCTTCACAATATGAACGTCCACCGTCCCCTTTGTCACCAGATCCACATACGTCACAGAATGATTCTGACCAATCCGATGTGCCCGATCCTCTGACTGGACGCGAGTCTCCAGATTAAAATCATTGGCATAATAGATTACATTTGTTGCCGCAGTTAACGTCAAACCATAACCCGCTGTCTGTGGGTTCGCCACGAAGAACCTTGCATCTTCGAACTGGAACCTGCGAACAGCCGTCTGCCTGTCCTCATCACTGGTGTCCCCATAATATGTGACAACGGAACTCGGTCCGTGAACCTTGGCTAGTTCTGCCTCTATCTTTCTTATGTCATACCGAAACCTAGACCAGATGATTACCTTACCAGACATCTCGTTAACCGTGTCCAGGAGGGCGTCAATGCGTCTGGTTGGGAACTCGACTAACTCTCCATCGTCCGTCATCAGATGCCCACACAACACCTGCTGTAGGCGCAGTAACTGGGTCATGACTGCTGGTGCCGACACCAACTGACCATCATCTAGCAGAGCGATAGCCGCTGTCTTGATAGAGTGATAGTACTCTAGCTGTTCCTTAGACATCATTACTTCGCGGGTAGTGTAAACCTTGTCAGGTAAATCCAAAGCATCGTCCTTGGTCACCCGATAGGAAAAGCCTGTCAGCCTGTCCGATAGTTCTTCAAGGTTGCGATAGCCCACAATCTGCTGGAAACTGTGCGAACCCATGCGTTGAGTTCTCGTGATAGCGTATCGTCCTTGGAACGAATAGTAGCTGTCGAAGCCGAGTAGTTTCTTGTCCATGAATCCGCATTGCGCGTAGAGATCCATAGGCGATTTAGTAACGGGCGACCCGGTAAGTATACGCTTGTACGCTGCACTCTGACCAAGGCTAACCAGAGCCTTAGTCCTCTTGGCTTTGGGGTTCTTAATAGTTGTGCTCTCATCAACCGCAAGTAGGAAACACGAACCTCGTGTAAAATGCTCCACATATTGAGCAACCTTTTTCGACGCGCCAAACCCCTCCACGTTGACCAATAGAATGCGGAGCTTCTTACGCTCCTCAACCCCAGCGGACAGCTTTTCACGTTGATTTTTGTTTGGGTTCGCACTCCAAACATATACCTCGTGTTCAATGTCCTCTGGTAAATGAGTCGGTATCTCTGATATCTGCCAGTTGCGATAGACTCCTTTGGGTGCGACGACGATAGCGGTGTCGATCTCACCCTCCTCGTAGAGCCAAGTGATGTTGTCGATGAGAACCTTTGATTTGCCACAACCCATCTCCATAAAGTAACCGTAGTTCTTTTTGTTATAGGACTTCTGTAGCGCAGTCTCTTGGTGCGCGTATGGTTTTGTTTTGTACTTGAACATTTTATTATTTTCCGAAAGGAACTACGTTGTCCCGTTCGAAACCCTCCAGCATATCCATAATAGCTTCCTCTTTTAGTTCAGGAAGTATGCCCCAAATCATAGCCGTAGCCTCTTCGATGTTGACCTTGCCCTTGTAATACAATTCACACACATCTAAAAAGTCAGCAGTGCTTACATTAATCTCCGTCATCCAATCCTCCTCCTGCCATGATAGCAAACTTGGCAGACTCCAAATAAAATAAAATTTCTGCGGGGTCGGGCTGGGTTGTCATCATCTTGATAGTCCCATCCTCTGCCTCCCCCATGATAACCACATCCTTTAGGATCTTTCCTGCAAGTTCACACACTGTTGGAACTGGGTCTGCTTTGAACACAAGTTTACTGTGCAGATAAACTACGTTATCGTCCGACATAATTACCCCTGTAAAATTCTATGCCATGCGGCACGGACTTCGTTCGCTAACTCAGGATTGCCGTCCTGCTTTTCTATGTCTTCGGCTTCATCCAATAGAATACCTTCGATCAAAGACACTGCTTCTTGCCACTGCATCCTCGGTTCTTTGTCCGCGATAGTTTGTTCGTCAGGCATTAAATGTGTTTCCATCTCAGACTCCTTGTCCCTATTTGATATAGTATCAAATACTATCGAACTGTCAACAACCTCAAGGCCACATACATCGCAAAAGATAGTTCCGTCTACTTTACTCAACGTAAGTTTGCTACAACATTTGGGACAGCGACCTGCGTCCAACCGCATTTGCCATGACCCATCGCCATCAGTGAAATGTTTCATCTGTATCCCCCTCCTCATCTTCATCTTCCTCTTGGTCGGCTTCTGCCCCCAGGACGTTTTGATTTGCTACCAGCAACGCTGTTGCGATAAGCTGATTAACCACGATAGGCGAGTCACGATTGCTGGCTATCGCCAGTCCTGCGCCCGTAGACAGCATGACAAAGGCCGCATAGTCTGGGTCTAGATCCAACTCTTTCATCTGGTCGAGCAAATCCATTACCAAATCTGATGCCTTGTCCGCCTTTTCTTTTTCCGTCTTCATTTCTTTAGTTCCTCTACCAAGGCTGTTTCAACATCCCCCACGACATATCCTTTTACCGCAAGGCTGTTGTTGTTTTTCATGGCTCTGGCCTCTGCAAATGCGCTAGCCTCTTCCTTGTCTCGCGCCACCACTTTATATTCCTTGATGCATTCCACAGCCACCAGCACCTTATACTTTGTGGCGTTGTGTCTACTTTTTTTCATCCGTGACTGCACGAAACTTTCCTCCAAATATTTTCATCCAACATTCGCAACAGTAATACCACCCCTGCTCTATGACGATAGCCTTTTTGGCACACTTTCTGCAATGTATCATCCAAAATACCCCCACTTGCTAGTCCGCCCACGTTGCATAGCCACCTTCGTTGAGTATGTTTGTTGCGTCCTAGTTGCGCGTCTCTGCCCATCACGATAGTTATCAAAATGCAGCACTTCATCCATCTGTCGTTTGAGATGCGCCTTGAACTCCTCGACTGTCATGTCCGCCGCCCTACGCATAATAATCATCCTCCCACTCCTCGTTGAATACCTTGTCCAGATGTTCAATGATATCGTTCGGCAAGTAATTACGCGCTGGCTCATAGCCCAATGGTTCCACGTTCGGATTCCTTGGACCTCGATCCTTGATCCTTTGTTCTACCTCTGGCAACCAGTCATCTAGACGATTGCCGATTTCATTGCCTTCGGGAAACAGGATGGACTTGCCGTCCTTCTTGATGTCAAAGATCATGTAATTGTGACAGCCCCAGCTATCCGTCTCGACCTCATAGCCAAGGCTTTCAATCTCACCTTCAACCTCATGCGTTCCGTTCCAGCCATCGCCATCCCCGAACCCGAACTTTTCAAAGGCTTCTTCCCATTCCCATGTGATGTATATTCTAGGCATCTTGCACCTTCCTTTTCAGTTCAAACAACTTCGCGCCAATGGTGTATATCCGCGCCATTTGAGGGTATGCATCCTGCGTAAAAGCCCAGTCATCCTCATACCCATCTTCCAATAGCTTGTCGTGCCGCAGGTCTACTAAGTTAAGCAGGGTAGAAATTTCTGCTTCTGTTAGCTTTACCTGTACAGTCTTAACTTTCTTTGGTCTTCCACGTTTATTAAGCATTCTACATCTCCTCATGAAACAATGCGTAGTTTAAATCTTCCAAGCCCATCGTCACGATGAACTCGCGCCCCATCATAAATATCTTTGTGAAATGATACGTTGTATCACCATGCTTGATATCGACAGGCGTCATAATAAATGGGTCATCCCCAAAGTAGAACACAGCCTCTTCTGCCAAGCGAGGGTCACCTGTCTGACCATCCACTAAATCCAACACGATGCGTCTGTTCTGTATTCGCTTAAAGCTTTTATCATGTACACCCATTACACTATCCTCACATAACTGTTGCCATCTGTTTGCCATGCATCACCTTTGTCCTTCATGTTCAACGCATAAGCCGTAGCCCAAAACCTGTAACTGCCATTGTCTTCGATGAAGCCGTAATTGATATCGAACACCTTCTCTGGCTCTTCACCCGATGCCGAATAATGCCACGGCACACGGCAAAACCTTTCAGACCAATCATCACATGGTAACTCTTCTGTATCCACATGACCCAACTCTGCATACTCAGCCCGAACCCTATCATTTATCTCTAGGCAAAAGGCAGTGACAAACCCACGCTCGAAATCATCCAATTCTAAATCTTCTACTGGGTCATCAACAGGAATGGTCAGTTCCAATATACCTTCGTCCCTCTTGTAGGTGGCAATCTCCACGTCTGCTTGCCGCAATATCTTTACCACTTCGTCTGATGATTTAAATTGTGTTGACATTACTTTCCCTCCACTGAATTTCTATGCCGTTCTCGGCTGGTTTGGTTTGTGTGTTAGACATCAGGTCATGGCCTGAATTGTGATAGGTATTAACCTCGATAATCTCCCGACCATCCAACTCGTAGTAATCGCGTAACCGATAAATGAAACGTGATACCTCCGACCAATCCAGATGGTCTGTCGGGTGACAGGTAAACATAACCCCATCACCACGCAGGTCACCGCACTCACGCGCCATGTCCATCTCTTCAATCATCTTCTGTTTTAACTTGCCCATTTTCAATCTCCTCGGCCTCGCCATACATAATGCATTCAATACACGCGCTCTCGTAGAACTCGCACTCTTCACAGCCATCGACAGGTTTATATTTTTTAGTCATGTTCTTCATCCCACCCATAGGATCTAATGTCTTTAGCTAACTGCTTCTGGTCATATTCGCCATTAGCTAACTCAGCCAGAATTTCATGTATCTCGCTAGGCAGTGTATCACTGCCTAGCCATGCTTCAACTTGTGTTGGTGTTATCTTAGTCATCAGCTTGCCTCCGCATATGCGCGTAACATCTGTTGATGCGGCATATAATTTATCAGCTTCCACACTGTCTCACCGATATCCTCATCGTAAAAACTTTCAAAGACCTGAACCACCAAATCCCCGACATCACTGTCATAAGAAATGCGATAGTAATAGTCACACCATCTATGGTCTTCCATTACTTGCCTTGTCGACGTGTGTTCAAACAATGGTATCAGCCTTATCTCGCCACCGTCCTTGTTCTTGTTTGCCGCAACAAACGCGGACGCAAATTCGTCAGCCTCGAACCTTGGAAACTTCCATGCCCACTCCTTTGCCGCCTCGATGTGATGTGCCGCACCCTGCGGATAGCCGTCATAGTGTTTGTAAACACCATACATACCGTCATTATCCTCGAAAAAATAAACCGCTCTCGTACCCATTATTCGTCCTCCTCAAAAATACCTTCGAACATAAAAACTTCGCACTCATCGTTGATAACTTCACACAGCTTGCCGCGCAATTGGTTTAACAATGTGTCAGGGTCTGTACCCTTCGGGGCTTTCACACTGATGATATTGTCTAGCGTGAAATCAAAAGAAACTAGCTTTTCCATTACACAATCCTCCAGCCATCGTTGTTCAATAACTCTACCAAGTGAGACACATACCCATGTTCAACAACCAAGGCATTACCCAAAAACTGTGCCTCGTCATCGGTGTTATCAATCAGGTTCTGTAAAGCCTCGTCATTCTGTGGATAGAACAAGAAGATAGAATGATGATTAACTACCCGATAATCTCCGTCCTCGATCCACGAACCTATGTCCTGAACTTTTTGCAATTCTGTTGTCATGTCTCTTCTCCTCCGATATAATGAGTCATGGTTATATACCACCTTACATCTAACTATATCTAATAGTCAACAACAAAATAGC